TGGTTTTTCCCTTCTCGTTTTGCTTTTTCTTCTTCTAGCTTGTGAACTGTCTTCTTTGTACAGTTCGACGTCTTGAAAAAATCAATCACCTGTTCAAATAAGGCATCGATGTCTGTGCTTTCATCTTCCAAATAGCCATTGATGATACTTTCTGTCGCTTTCGGATTGCCGTCTGCCATCAACACCAATGCATCTCGTAAAGCGAGCACATCACCGTCCATGATGCCTCCCACCATCAGCTGCAGACCTACATCTACTCGGATTCCTTCATTGACCATAAATTGAGTTTTATTGGCCTTGGTCATAAAGCCAATACCAGCTTTAAAGCTGTAAACTTTATCCTTAATCGTTAATTCCATCGTTTGCATGATTCTTTCCTCCTATACAAAAATAAGGGGCCTTTTCAGGCCCTGCTTATACTATTTATTCGCCTTCTCTGGCTGTATCTTTAAATACGTAAGATGCCAACTCTTGCTGCTCATCTGTTACCGTAGCGTACCCAGTAGCACCTGTTCCATTAGGACCATAAGTCATACTGATTTCTGTGGCGTCCTCTGCGCTTGTGCTAAGAGTTAACTCCGTAACAAATCCTTGATAATACGTGGCTTTGAATTTACCGGCATTGTCCGTAGATCCTTCTTCGTCAAGGTTAACTTCCCACAACTCTACTACACTGCCATCGATTACGGCCTTTTTGATCTTATCGATCATATCGTCTCCTTTGGCCATGATCGATGTTAGGGAAATCTCCGTTTCAACGGCTCCCGGTGTACGGATAGGTCCGCTTTTAGTCTGCGTAATGTCCGCATCTCTGGATAAGCTGTTCTCATTTTCCGTCGAGAAAGCGATAGATTTCGCGTCTGTCGTTGCCGCATCGGCCAGCATTCTGTATAAATAGATGATTCGTTTACCCTGTACTGCCTCAAGTGTTTCCGCGAAGCGCTGTAGATCAAATGGACGTAATTTCAGGGCTTTAAAATCTAACTTCTTCATTTTCGTTCCTCCTTAGAAACCTGTAAGTTTAAAACTAAAATCAATAACACCATGCAATAAAGGAGTCTCTGTCGTATCGTCATTTAAGATTCGCTGATTACTATAGTTCAAATTCCATTTATAGGATTTTGTCTTTGTGATCTTAAACGCTACTCGTTTTATATCAAGCAACATCTTGGATACTGTACCCCGTTGACGGATGTTGTTATGCCAAACGTGTATCGTCTGACTGACATCGGCCAATATCGCATTTTTATAACCAAAATCATCAGTGATCTGGTTATCCGCCAAATATATAAAAGGGTATGGCGTATCTTTTGGCGGCAACGCACCGTCATAAACGTCATACCCTAGTTTTTTTAATTCGACCAACAAGGCCGAGAACAGTCCCTGTTGTGGGTCCATCATTTCACCAACTTTTCCATATCGGATTTAAATTCCTTACCGACTTCTTGCAGAGCGGGTCTCATATAAGGTTGTGCTTCCATAAAGCGCGTACCGTACTCTACATAGCCGGCATAGTTTACTGTCGCTTCGCTTTCTGCCGTCAAGCCGGAATCTTTGATTTCAAGCATGATACTTCTTTTCAAAACACCGGTATCAACAGGAGCTTTCTCCTGCGCACTTTGCTGCAGGCGAGATCCATTTTTCTTGATGACCGTTTTGACGGCCTCTTTTTTCATATTGTCCTGTAACTTGGCTGTCAGCTTTTCCATACCCACTAATGAGATTCCTTTAGACATCATTGCACCTCCGAAACAACAAAGGACTGTTTGACTCTGAGTCGTCTTGTACGATCCACCCGATAGACCTTGTCGCCAATACGGATATTGTCAAAGGTCTGATCAAAGTGATTTTGGATTGTTAAGGTCAAAGAGCCCTGTCGGATATCACCGTAAACAAGCTTCATGGTCTCGGTCTGCGTGTCCATGACCGAAGCCATGACCATTGTTTCGGATACTGAGTCAGCTCCGTAATTTCCTGTTGACTCATCGTACTCACCTTGCGTCAAACACCGGAAATAGATAGGTGTATCGTATCTCATAAAAAGCGTATCCTACCCTTTGACTCGTCAACTTGTTTGTCTCGCCATGCCTGGATGTCGTCAGCGAAATCGGCAAAATCATTGTCCTTAAAAGACCAGGACTCTCCCTCTACGGAGTGTGAGGTAGTGCCCTCTGAGCCGATACGGTTGTACCGTCTGACGGCAATCTCGACCTCGATATACTCTAGTTCTTGTGGTACAACATCAACGCCTAAGAGAGCCTTTAAACGGCTCTCTGTAAGCGTAATGATCGTACTCAACTGAGTAGAGTCCTTGGTCAGTCCAAGCATGGATTTAATATCGTCAATTACCGCCATACGATATCACTCCTTACTCGGCAAACGTGGCTTTGGCAAAGTTAAAGGTTACAACAGACTCACCATCAACGATGACCTCAAAGGTGTCGGTTTTAGTCACTCTAAAGACGTTCATGGCTTCCCATGCGATGTCTTTTTTCGATTCTTCGCCATTTTTCTTAAAGGTCATTTTAGTACCGGTCTTCGTGAGCTTGAATGGGAAGAAATAGCCTTCCTGTTCGGCCGGTACCGTCTCGTTGAACTGTGTATAATCGGTAACATGCTTTAAGGTACCGGTTACCGTACCATCAGCAAGTACCTTAACATCATCCCCGATCAGCGAGCTTACTCGCTTTCCATATAGGGTCTGACCCTGTGTAGGGATCGTTAATACGTCAGACCCAATTATTCCCCCGAGATTGTACCTACGATAACGCCATCCAGTAATTCTGGGAAGAATACAACACCAGTCATTGCTAATGTCTCAACAGTAGCGTTAGATCCTACAACGTAGTGAGTCATACCAACCATACCTGTAGTATCTCCAGTCAAACTGAAAGACTGTGCTACATCACCGGAAGAGGCCGGTACATAAGCACCGTTTAAGTTTTCTTTTGCCGTGGCAATCAATTTACCTTTAGTCAAAGATGGGGTAACAACTACAGTACCCAACCCTAAGAAATCCTCAATGTAGGACATACCGAAAGCGGTCTGTAAAGTGATTGGGGCCGTACCTAAGTAGTCAGCCACATCATCGCTGGATACGAAATAGATCGGTGTAGCGTCCTGATCAACGTAGAACTTTTTCAAGGCTCCCCATGCGGCACTTAATGTAGTCTGCAAGTTAGTACCGGATGCCGTACCTGTACCCGTAGCTAACAAATCATAGAAGTCTTTCTTAATTCCACCCTGGATACCGGATAACAGTTTTTCATCTGTTTTGTTAACAGCCAAAGAGCGACCAGAGCGCTGAATAGCTTCGGCAGTTGTAGCCTTACGGAATTTTTTCAAAGTCAAATCAATAGTTTTGGCAACTTTCTGATTGATCTTAGTCAGGTTGATTGTTTCGCCCTCAGCAACCTGTGCAGGAGTACTTTCCTGAGTCATCTTGTAGATCTTGATAGACGTACCGTTGGCCATTGGAATCATTTCAGTGATGCCTAAGACTTGCTGCAACTCTGTGATGTTGGATGCCAAACGGCTGGCAAAGTCGATGGAAATAGCTGGTTCCAAATCGGTGGTAACGATTGTGTTAGTTGGCGCAGCAAAGCGCTGCAAATTAAATTTACGTAATTGTCGTTTTAAATATCTCATTTTCTTTTCCTCCTATTGTTGTGTTTTGAATAGATCCATATTTTCGTTGATCAAGCGTTGACGTTCACGTCTGTCCTGCACTTTCAAGATCTCTTCTTTTGTGATCTTTTTATTGGTGCTTCCGGCAGTTGGTGCCTTACCCTTCAAGCGTTCAGCTACAGCGTCCTGTACCGCTTTTTCAAAGGCAGCCGCAAAAGAGTCCACCGCATTTTTTGTGGCCTCTGCATCGGTACTGATTAGGTTTTTGATCAGATCATCACTGACGTTGATGTGTCTGTCGGCTAATAAGCCCCTTGCAGTTTTAGCCATCTCACCAAGCGCTCTCTCATTTTTGAGAGCTGCCAACTCTTTCTGCATTTCTTTAAATTCATGGGCGCGCTTCTCCTCATCGGACATATTCTTCAAACGCTCAGCTTCGCTTTTATCCTTTTCCTCTTTGTCACGTCTCTTATTGACCTCGGCGGCTTTACGACGTAAAGCTCTCTGCATGTCTTCTTCCGTGTATTTAGGAGTTTTGCTGTCATCCTGTTGATTGGTTTGGTCATCTTCCGGATCTCCTTCGTTTGGATTGTCCTCGTTTGGAGTTCCATCGGCACCTCCATCTCCCTCATCGGCAAAGCGCTGCAGATCAAAAGGTCTGCGTAAAGCAAAATTGTAAAATTTGATTCTATTCGTAGATTTCATGATTTTTCCTCCTTGTTTATGGTCGTGAATAGATGCGACTCCGGCTTGATATTAAGGACCTCAAGCTTAAGGTCACCACGTAGCTTTTATAGCCGTCCACGTCTAGGCATAAAAAAAGACCCGGCTACATATCGCTCAGGTCATGTCTTATAAACTTAGGCAGTTTCCTGTGAGGTGGATCTTTCACCCGGATCAACTCCTTTTTCTGCTTACCGCAAAAAATGCAGGTACGTACTCTTACTTCCGTCCTGCATTGATTGTTCTTGTCAAAAAATATTCTTTGGCCATTTTCGGTCCATCTATGATTGCACATTCTTCAAATCCTTTGAAATTTAATTAAATTTCTTACCAGTCCGACACCGACACATAGTCCGGATATTGAGCTTCCACGCCTCTCACACCGATCCGAAAAATATCGATCGAACTACCGGCCCACTCATCGACACGCTTGATCCTGGCTTTAGAGGAGTTCTCGTATTCAAACACCTCAGCAGAGGATAGCTGTAAAGCGCTCATCAACGTATCAAACAAAGTGGATATTGCGCTGCAAACAATATCCTTTCCTGGCTCTGCGTATTGCGCATGTCCATTTATCGTGATCTCGCAATCATCATCGGTCTGATGGATACTGATATGGATCACGGCCCATCACCTCCATTCGGGCATAAAAAAAGCCACCCTTACGGCGGCTATTAAAATCTAAACACTTTTAATAATTTCTTTTAACTGCTTTTTTAGATTAGCGGCATTTATACAATACGGATCATGCTGTACTATTGCATCGCACGCATCGTATCGATCCGCGAGCTCCCATATTCGTGACACAATAGTATTCTCGTCATTTCGATCATTGGGATCAGCAGAGTATTCCAAATCTTCCTCATGATCCACCCAGAATTGATCAACATAATCGCAATAACCAAGTGCGTCAAAATTATCGGCATGCAAAAACTTATTTGTTGTGTCTAAAAATTTTCTAAATTGCTCTGTCATAACTTCTTCACCCAGTCTTTCTTAATCGTTTTTCGAGGTACTATCGTTGTTAGATAGCCGTTGATATCGTCAATGACAATACCAATATTGTTATAAAACTTAACATATCTATGAGTCTCTAAATCGATATAGTTTACCGGCTTAGAGAGCGTGTCAAATATGTCATCCTTCGATTTAATCCTACCACTATTTAAGCGTCCCAACAACTGCTTGTTAAAATGTTCGGTGGATTGCCAACCTTTTTTTGCGAACTCTTCATGGCTCCGCAAAACTTTAATTTTAAATTCATTGTTGGTGTACTTATCTCTTAAGGTGATTCCAAAACCATTATGATAGACTGCGTTATTCTCTATACGTAATAATGACGATCGATTTGCATCTTTCCAATCCTGAAAATTAAGATGGTGCGCAGAATAGCTATCTAGCCACTCATTGTAATCGTCATCGTCCATATAAGCTGACGTGCTACATCGACAATGCGGATGCATCGGTGGCATATTGACGCCTGCATTAGCTGTCTCAACCTTGAAATGATGCCCGTCAATTTTACGGCACACCTCACAGGCTGTTCCTAGCGCTAAAAAGGTGTACTCATCAAACCCGTTACGTTTAAAAGACTGCATCTGTGCCTCTGTCTGTACTCTTGTCATCTCGGTCACAAGTAAGCGGTTAGCCTGGCTTTTTGTGACATCGAAGATCTTACGGATCTGGGGGATAAACTCTCTAGGATGCCTACCAGCTATCAGGGCATTTTGTAAGATTGTAGATAGCTGGTTCCTTAAAGATGCCTGTTCGGCCCATATGCGGTCGCTAAATGTAGCATTGTGAAAAGATGCGTTCACAATTGCTTTGGCAAGCTCCTTATTGTTCTGGATAGACTTACCTAAGATGCCGGCCTGTCTTTCAATCTCAGCCAATGTCCGGCCCTCTAATTGCTCAGCCATGAACTTCTCAATCTCATTTGATCCCGCACAAAGCTCAAGACCAATCTGTGCTTTTAGAAGTTCCAGGCGGTTGACTTTCATTGTCAAGTTATAAATACGCATCTCTTCATTGGCCTGATCTGAGAAGTCTTTTTCTTTTACATACTTCTTAGCTTTCTCAGCGTATGCCTCTATATCAAGCTTATTCGCTCTTCTTTTGGCCTCGGCCATGCTGATTTCCTCTTTATTAGCATATTTAGCATAAAAAGAGTAGATTTGATCACTGACCTCGGAAAGCATATTCTTGTAGATCCGTTCCAGATTTTTTCTGTACTCTCTTTCGTCCGTGATGTTGTGCTTCCTTTGCTCTTCTTCGCGCTCTCTCCAGTAGTCCTCGCTATTCTTCGGCATCTACTTCATCCCCTGGAAAATGGTTTTCTTGTTCATCCGTAGGCTCAAAGTACTGAGCGATGACCTTATCTGTATTTGCCTCGGTCTCAATCTTGTCCAATTCTGCCTTCACGTCATTCACAATCGACAATACGCTTAACTGTGTCTCTTGACTGACAATACCGCTCAACTGCTGGGCTATCTGTGCTTCTTCTTGTAGATTGGCAGGGAAGTTTTGCGTGAATTTGTATTCGACTTTTAACCAGTCATCGGCTGCCATATTGTTGATGGCGTTGCTAAAGATAACCTTATATCGGCGATTCATGCCGGATACAAACTTGCGTTCTTTGGTTTTTGCCAGGTTGGACATGGACAACAGCTTGTACTTGAGAGCGATACCGCTCGATGTACCAAAATTTTCATCGTTAATATTGGCCACCATCGAGTTTTGGAAAAT